TGGAAGGATGATAAAGATACTTACTATGACACATACGGATTCTCTACAGTTCATCCAATTATTGACAAACATTACAGTAAATTTTTAGAATGTGTGGATTTACTTCCAACAAGATCAAGAGTTATGTGGTCTTATCCTGGCCACAAACAGTCTTGGCATATAGATGAAGTTTTGTGGAGTGCGATAAGATTTAATATTCCACTGGTTACAGAACCATCTTATATTTTAGAAATTGATGGAACAGACGATTACGGCAATTCTTTGACACTAACGAAACACTTAGAGGTAGGTAAAGCTTACATGTGGAACACAAGAATAAAACATAGAGTTAGAGATACAGGTGGAGCAACTAAACCAAGAGTTCACATTGTTGCTGCATTTATTCCTTGGTTTGAAAAAGAAAATGGTGATTGGAAACCGAATAAATATTTTGGAGTACAACCTTTAGATATGATAAAATCAAAAATGATTTTTCCCCATGCACCATGAAAATAATAGCAGTTAGAATAGGTGACAAATATGGATAAATTTTATATAACAGGAACAAGAAGAGGTCTTGGTGAGGCTTTGGAAGAATATTATTTCCAAAGGATTGCAGATACTCTAGAAGAATGTGACATATTCATAAATTGTAAACATGATGAGTTTACTCAAGTAGAAATGTTATATAAGGCTGCAAAACTAAATAAAAGAATCATTAATATAGGATCACATGCTAGTGATATTTTAAAAAGTAAATATGGCGTGGAGAAAAAGGCTCTTAGAGATGCAAACGCTCAACTCTTTAGGGATGGCTATGATACAACATGTATAAATTTTGGTTTTATAGATACTCCCAGAGTAGCTGATAGGGATGTTAAAAAAATGTCTGTTGATTATGCGTGTAATGTTATCTTTTGGATTTTAGAACAGCCCCATAGAGTAAAAGAGATTACAATATGCGCTTAGACTTAGACAAAATCAAAGATGAGTTAAAATTATTACCAAAGTTTAAACCTCCGCTTTTTGATCAGATTTGTTTACAGGGTGTAGATGATAACCCCGATCCTTTCTTTGGTTGTGGTACAATTAGCAATATAAAACCCTACAAAGAAACAGATTTTACTGAACCAAATTTTAATTTTCCTTATATAAATTCTATAATAGAAGAATTAAATATGTATAGAACTAGAGTGCTGGTTTTAAAACCAAAAGTGTGTTATTCAATACATAGTGATCCAACCAAAAGAATTCACATACCAGTGATTACAAATAAAAATTGCTGGTTGATTGTCAACAAAGAAATTATGCATCTTCCTGCTGATGGTAGACACTACGAAATTGATACTACACAGAAGCATACGGCATTAAATGGATCATGGGAAGATAGAATACACATAGTGGGGTGTATAGATAATGAAAATATTAGCAATTAGAATAGGTGACAAATACGGGCCAGAATATGAAAAATATCTGGAAAGAAAACTGCCTAACCATGAAATCATTTGGATACGAGAACCATATGATACAGATGTAGTTTTACAATGGAATAAGATGTGGGGAATGCAGATGGATATTGACGAACCTATCTGTGTGATTGACATTGATATTCTTTTGGTGAATGATTACGAAAAGGTTTTTGACTATCCGGTGAAACATGGCCAGTTCCTTGCGATGCCGGGATGGTGGCGTGATACAGAGAAGAGTGGGTATGTAATAAATGGTGGGTTCTTTAAATATTATCCAAAGGATTGTAAATATATTTTCGATAAGTTTATGAGCGACCCTCACCACTGGCAACATTATTATATTAATAATGGAACTACTAAAGGACCAGTGAACGGTGAACAATATTTTGTAGAAGACACAGTGAAAGAGAATCTTGAGTTGATAACGCTTCCAGAGGCATGGTTCACAAGATGGGTGACAGATGAAAGTATAAACTATGGGAAAAATATGACAAAATGGAAGGTTGAGTTGACTAATAAATATAATGATATAACAGGAAATGATTATATCTACCTTGGAGGAGAGTTCCATAAAGATATAAAGTTCGTTCACTTTACTCATTCCCTCAACAAACCGCATCTGTGGGAGGATTACAGTATACATGTATGAGGTGAAAGAAATAGGATGGGAAGATATAAAACCTATATGGGAGACATATTTGTGGCCTAACAAGAAAAATGGGGTTGCGAAAACGAATGAGTGGACATGGAAGTGGACAGATGACTTTCTAGGTAAAGATAAAGAGATGGCTAAGAATGCTAATCCAACATTCTTTGGAATAGAAGATAATGGCAGTATAGTGTGTGTTAATAGCGTATTTGTAACTGAAACAGGATTATTTACATATTATAGGTCAAGAGGGTTGTGGGTAAATCCAGAGCATAGAAAAAAAGGATTGGCAAAGTCGATACTGATACATTGTTTAGAATACGCAAGAAATAATGGTGGTAATTGGGTTTGGACTGTTCCAAGACAATCGGCACTGAAATCTTATAAGAATGCAGGATTCGTAAAAAAATCTGATTGGTTTGATGATGGACAGTTTGGACCTAATTGTATCGCATCAAAATACTTATAAATATAAGGAAACATCTTATAAATAAATAAAAGATATGGGAACCGAAAATGGTAGCAATCATCACAGAAAAATTTAAACTACACAATGCTTCGCAGTTTGTTGAATCTTTCACTGAAGCGGCCGCCTCTGCTTATTATTTGTTTATTGGAAAACCAACAGCGTTTTCTAGCACAAATGATGGTACTGGTGCTAGTGACACTTCTCCTCCAACTCCCCCAGACAGTGTGTCTGATGAGTTTTATTTTTGGGATCAAATGATTGGTGCGAAGAAAATTGACTCTACAAATGTTCTTCAAGTCATCTCACGACGAGATTGGTCAAATGGCACTTCGTTTGATATGTATAAAGATGACTATAGTTCTCTTAATACAGCGGACTCTGGTGCATCCTCTCTTTATACTTCTACATTTTATTTTAGAACCTCTGCAAATAGAGTTTATAAAGTAATTAGTAACATTCCAGCTGGAGAATATACAGCAGATGCTGCATATAGTGGTTCTGAACCTACTTCAGAGAGTACATCACTATTCACCACTGGTGGATATGTTCTTAAATATATGTATACCATTTCTGCTTCCAATGCAACTAAATTTCTAACCACAGATTTTATGCCAGTAATTACAGATAGCACTGTCAGCGCAGCTGCAACTGATGGAGCAATTGAATCTTTTCGAATAACAAATCTCGGTGCTGGTTGCACAGATGGAACTTATTATGCTGCAATTTATGGTGATGGTGCCAATCAAGGAACAGCAAGTGGTGCTGTTGTTAGAATTGTAATATCTAGCGGTAAAGTTCAATCTTTTGGAACAAACGCCTCTACAACCTCTGGAGTTCATGCTGGTGGTTCTGGTTACACCTATGGAACAATCAACATAGCTTCTGGTTACACATTTTCTGATGCAGCATTAACTTCTGCTTCTGCAATTGGTGGAACAACTGATCCAGTGTTTGATGTTATTGTATCTCCAAAGGATGGCCATGGTACAAATGGTGTGAATGAATTGGGCGCTCATTTTGTAATGACAAACACCACGCTTACAGGCGCAGAAGGCGATGACATTGCCGCTACAAATGATTTCAGAAATGTTGGTCTAGTTGTAGACCCAACAGACTTTGGCACATCAACAGTCGCAACAGCAAGCACTGCAAGACAAACATATGCTTTGAAGTTTCCTACAAGTGGATCAGGAGCAGCAAGTGGAACATTTACTGCTGACGAAAAAATAACACAGACAACAACCCTTGCAATTGGTAAAGTTGTTGAGTATGATGCATCTTTAGGTATTCTCTATTATCAACAAGAGAGACATGCAGACTTTGGAACAAACTCCACCACAGGTGCTTACATTGCTTTCAGCGGTGCAAATGCTGTAACTGGTGCCTCATCCAGTGCTACCGCAACTCCAGATGCGTCGGCCGATACTGCTGTCACTCTTGCTAATGCCGCTACAATCACATTTACAGATGGGTACGCTAATCCAGAATTAACATATGATAGTGGTAATATAATTTACAAAGAAAATCGCAGACCAATATCAAGAGCTACAGATCAAACAGAAGATATTAAAATTATAGTGGAATTCTAAAATGGCAGAAAAAACAGATTTAAATGTTGCACCTTATTTTGACGATTTTGATAAGGATGATAATTTTAAAAAGATTTTGTTTCGTCCTGGCTTTTCTATTCAAGCCAGAGAATTGACGCAACTACAATCTAATCTACAGAATCAAATTGAACAGCACGGAAACCATATCTTTAGAGATGGTGATATGGTTATTCCTGGCCAAATAAGTTTGGCTCCTCAAGAAACATTAAAATTGGTGACAACATTTTCTGGAGAGAGTATTGATCCTTCGCAGTATTTTAATGCTACTTCTCCAGTAACAATTACTGGAGAAACAACTGGTGTTACTGCAAAAGTTACTGGTTTTTCAGCCGGAACTAGTACAGATCAACCTCTACTTCATATTGCTTATATTAATAATGGCACTGATAATGAAACTGCTAATTTTGCTGATGGTGAAAACATAAGTGCTAATGCTGGAATAACACATACCATATCATATGATTCCGGTGCGACATCTGCTACAACATTTACATCTACTTTAGCTGCTACGGCTCTTAGAGCCGAGAAAGTTGTGCCAAATGGACCTGCCTCTGCAAGAGGAGTAGCAGCAATAATAGAGGAAGGTGTGTATTATATTAGAGGTCATTTTGTTAAGTGCCTTCCAGAAACTTTAATTATTAATAACTATACTGAAAATGTGAACATATTGGTCGGTTTTAATGTTAAAGAAGAAATTATTACTCCAGAATTAGATACAACTCTTTTGGATAATTCTACAGGTTCCAATAACTTTGCCGCTAAAGGTGCCCACAGGTTAAAATTTTCGTTGTCTTTGACTACTCTCCCTTCAGATACTGCTCCAAATTCAGAAGAAATTAAGAGTTTTGTTCAACTAATGGATATCAGAGTGGGCAGTATTGTGTCTGTTGTCAATAAAACACGATATGCTGAACTTGAACAAACTTTTGCCAGAAGAACTTATGATGAATCTGGTGATTATACAGTCAAACCATTTGAGTTTAAGATGCATGAAAGCGTCACAATCAACGAGAATGAAGGATTGTTTGTTGCCGGTGAAATAACAGATGATAATTTTGTCGCAGCAAATGATCAGTTACAATTAGAAGTTTCTCCCCATAAAGCATATGTAAAAGGTCATGAATTTGAAAGCTTTACTTCAAAATTCATGACTATGATCAAAGCAAGAGATTTTGAAACAGTCAATGCTGGTGTTACTGTTGCTGAATTAGGAAATTTTGCTAATGTAACAAATATATATGGCAGTCCAGATATTTCACCAATAAGTGGAGAAACTACCGCATTCAAACAAGTTGATTTATATGATGCTGAAACTGCAACAAGAGGTTCTGCATCTGGAAATCATATTGGTGTTGCAAGATCAAGAGGCCTAGAATATTTTTCTGGTACAGCTGGTGCATCTTCATCAAACACAGAAGCTGTGTATAAATTATATTTGTTTGATGTAAGACCTTTTACTAAACTTACAATGAGCGGCACTCCAAGCCCAACCCTCATTGCTACTCATTCTAATGGAGGCGTTCAAGTCAAAGGTTCATCATCTGGAGCTACAGGTTTTGTTTTTGCTGATGGAACTAGCGCAGCAACTATTTTATTGACAAATGTTGTGGGATCATTTTCAGTTGGCGAAACTATAACTGCTTCAGATTCAGCTGAAACTGATGATGTTGTTGAAACTAGTGGGAATGTTGATTTAACGATTTCGATAGTTGATACTTTTCAATTCTCTGATACTAGACAAGTGTTTATGGATGATGCTACATCTGGAGAAGACTTTACTGGTGATATTGTTCTGAATCAAGCATCTAATGTCTTTTCAGAAATTCTTCTTGAAGATGATGTAAACTCATCTATTGAATTAGAAACGGGAACAGGTTCGGGTAATATTATTCAGCAAGGTCGAGATACCCAATCTGCTATATTAAAAACACCAGAAAAAAATGCATTGTTATATAAGTTGCCTAAAAAAGTTATTAAAACATTATTAACAACAACAAATCAAGGCGAATCTGATACACAATATACAATACGAAAGCAACTTATTGGTACAACCACTTCATCTGGTGTTACTTTTAACGCTGGTAGTGGGGAAACATTTGGTTCACATAATGAAAAAGATTACACTCTTTCTGTTCTTACAGATGGTGGTGGCGCTGCACAGGGAGATGTTGTATCAATTGCCAGCACTCTTTCTGGTGCAGGAACAAGTTCAATAACAATCTTAGATACTACAAATTTACCAACAGGAACAAAAGTTAAACTTATAGCAACCTTACTAAAAACATCAGCGGCCCATAAAAGTAAAACTGTAAATTTGATGAAAAAACTAGCAGTTAATCCGGGCGACACAGATGCTTTTGGAACTCGTCCTACCGATAGGACAATCTCCTTGGGTAGAGCAGATGCATTTAAATTAGTTGCCGTATTTGATTCAGAAAAGACTAGCACAGATGTAACAATCCCATCATTGACTTTAGGAACAATAACTGGAACCTTTACAAGAGGTGAATTAGTAACAGGTTCTGCTTCCGGTGGGACGGCTCGAATTATTGATGTTTCTAGTCCTGTGGAATATGTTCTTGCAACAACGACAGAATTTGTTGTTGGCGAAACTATAACAGGATTTTCTTCTAGTGCAACTTCAACTGTTACTGCACTGACCGCCGGTTCGATTAATGTTAAAAATAACTACAGTCTTGATACTGGAATGAGAGATAATTTTTATGATATATCCAAAATTATAAGAAGAAATAATGTAAGCTCTCCAACTGGTAAAGTTATAGTAATTTATGATTATTTTGAACATGGCGCTGGCGATGTTATGACAGTTGATTCGTATGTTGATATTGCAGACCAAATGACTTATGAAGATATACCAACATATACAGCATCAAAAATTGATCCAGATACACCATCACCAACGGGTGCGTTTCCATTATACGACACATATGATTTTAGGCCTAGAGTTGAGAATATTGCCGGAACTTCTTCTGAAATTACAACTACAGATGAAATTACTGGCAATTCTTTCGATTTCTTTCATAGACAATATGATGGAACAGGTGCATCAATGTCAGATGTACCAAAACCAGATTCATTCGTACAAAGTGATTTTGAATATTTTTTACCTTATATTGCTAACATTGAGGTATCGGAGAGAGGAAAGATAAGTATTTTTCATGGTGCAGCAGCTGAAATACCTAAACCTCCAGCTACACATGCTAGTATGATGAAGGTTGCTCAAATATTTGTTCCAGCATTTACTTTTGCCCCCCAAGAGGTTCAAATAAAAAGAGAACGTCATCAAAGATATACGATGAAGGATATTGGCGAGATTGAGAAAAGAGTTCAAAATGTTGAATATTATACTTCGCTTAATTTGTTAGAACGGTCGGCGCAAGACCTTGAAGTTACAGATGCAAATGGATTAAACAGATTTAAATCAGGATTTGTTGTCGATAATTTTGCTGGTCATAGAACTGGTGATATTGGAAATCCTGATTATAAAGTTTCTATTGATCCAGAAAATAATGAACTAAGACCAAAACATAGAATGCAACATTTATCATTAATAGAATCAGTGACAACAGATTTTGAAAGATTAGATGCTGGCTATTTCAGAACGGGTGATTTAGTTACTCTACCTTTCATAGAACAAGTTTTACTAAAACAAGATGTTGCCACAGCAATCGAATCGGTTGTTCCGTTTAGTAACTCTAACTGGACAGGCACTATTGAACTTTCTCCTTATGGTGACGATTGGTTTGATACTGAAGTTAGGCCATCAATTACTGTAAGTGTTGCTCATGATTTTGATTTTGCAGCTGCAACTCCAGATCATGTTTTGGGCGCTATGTGGAATTCTTGGCAATCTCAATGGATAGGTGTTGTTGAACAAACTGATCCTGGCGACGAGTTTGAAAATAATAGATTTGTAAGATCAATAGAATCAAGAACAAAAAAACTTGAAGTTGCAACTAAAGCAATCGCAAATATTGAAAGACAGGGAAATGGATATAGAATAATAACTAAAGGTGTTCGTCCATTCATTAGATCAAATAGTGTCAATTTTACTGGAACTGGATTTAAACCTAGAACAAGATTGTATGCATATTTTAATAATAGGCCAGTATCACAATATATTTCACCATATCCGTTGATAACTGATGCAGCTGGAAGAATTGATGGTGTGTTTAATATACCGGACCCAAATTTTCCTGGCAATCCAAAATTTCCTACAGGAGAGGTTGAATTTAAACTTAGTAGTGATTCAACTAGAGGTGATATGTTAAATATTGACAATCCTGCGAGAAATAAATATACAGGAACCGCTGCCCAGCAATCTATAACAGATGGGTTTACCATATACTATGCAACTGGGATGTTTGATCAATACCAGAATGTATCTTTGGCGGTAAGACCTCCACCACCACCACCCGCACCTGCATATGTTGCTAGGCCCTCACAATCACTCAGCAGACATGAATTGAATGATGGTGACGATTCCGATGGCGATAGCGATGATGGTGGTGGTAAGGTTATTTGTACTGCTATGAATGTCATGTACGGATTTGGTAGTTTCAGAAATGCCATTTGGATGAGACACGATAAAAGTGATAATGTTAGATACCCAAATACAGATTATCTTATTGATGGATACCATAAAATAGCTGGACCATTGACCAAGAAAATGCCAAATTCTCCAATGCTTGCAAAAATACTTGGAAGGATTGCTAGAGTTAGAACGGATAGAGTTAGAAGAGAATTAAGAAATCAGCCACTAACTTTAGAGTCACGAATGCACATGGCTTTTTGTAGGTATCCATGCATATTTGTTGGGTGGCTAATTAGTAAAGGTATACTGGAAAAATATGATATGAAAAAACATAAAGGGTTAAAATAATGGCAAAAATCCAGAATCTCCCGGCAACTCCGGCACCTCTTCAACCATTAGCTCAAACATTTCAGATTCCTTTTGAAAGTTCTGCCTCGAATAAAACAAGTAATTTTCGAGGTGGCGCATTTCTTACTTCTGTTGAACTTTTCTTTTTTGGGAAGGACGATGCTCTACCTGTGTTTGTTGAAATTAGAGAAACCTTAAATGGATATCCAACACCTAAAAGATTAGTGTTTAGTAGAGCAGTATTAAATCCAACAGATGTTTCTACATCAACACTTGGTGATGTTCCAACAAAATTTACATTTGAGTCTCCTGTATATATTATGGAAGGCGTTGAATATGCTGTTGTGGTGGGATCACATTCTCCAGAATATAAAATATTTTTGGCAAGACTAGGGGAGGCGAGTTTATTAGGTGGAAAAATATTAGGCAAACAACCTCTTACGGGAACATTGTTTAAATCTAGTAATGATAGGGCATGGGCAATATCTCCAATGGAAGATTTAAAAATAACAATCAATGCAGCTTTATTTAGAGTTGGTTCAAGTACTGCGGGAAAAGGTTTTACTGATGATGATGGTTTAGGAAATTTAACTCTCCATAATAGTCCTGTGCCTAGCAGAACTTTGTTGAATAATTCTCTATCATTTACTCATGGGGATACTGCTTTAAAAATAAATCATAAAGATCATGGTATGTATACCATCACAAACAATGTAACTATTGCTGGAGCTAAGTCTGGATTATCAACAACTCTAAGTGCTGGTATTACTTCTACTGCTACTGCTTTGTCATTAGTTAGTGGCACAAATTTCGGCAATACTAGTGGAAAATTTGCAGGAACAGTAGATTCCACTTCTCGTTGGTATATTAAAATTAATGATGAAATTATGTTTTTCACAGCAATTACCGATACGGCAGTTTCTGCTATAACTAGGGCTCAAGGTGATACAATTGTCGCGGCCCATGCTGCTGGTTCAGTTGTAGAATTGTATCAAATACATAAAGTGCCATTCATTGAAGTGAACAAAACATTTACTTCAATTGGTAATATTGATATTGATTCGTACAGTGTGACACTTTTAAGTAGTCCAGCATTTGATGGTGGCGCAGGATCATCAGCTGAGAATGGTGGAACAGTTGTTACTGCTTCAGAAAATCATATTATGAATACTGGTGTTCTTCAAATAAGTTCTTTAGAGTTAGAACAAACAAGTATAACTGCTTTTGCAAGAACAACATCAGCAACAAGTGTTTCTGGTAGTGAAACTTCCTTTAGTAGAAAATCAGAAGCAAATGAAGTAAAAATTGCCATAAATGATAATACTGATTTTGATACTACTCGCATGATTGCTTCTCCAATCAATGAAATAAATGAAATGGGTGGGTCTAAATCATATCTAACAAGAATTAATCTGAAATCAATAAAATCAAATTTAAGTCCAGCAATTGATTTGCAAAGGTCATCTTGGATTTCTGTAATGAATAGAATTAATAAGATTGACAGTTCCTCTGATCTAGCATCAAACCTCACCTTTATTCCTTCAACAGAAGCTGAAGGAGATAATAATGCTGCAATTTATGTAACTAAAAAAGTTATATTAGAAAATCCAGCAACGGCATTAAAAGTATTGATTGCTGCTAATAGACCTGCCGACGCCACTATTAAAGTAATGTTTAAAACTTTGTCAAGTGAAGATTCAATAGATTTTGATGATCTACCTTATCAGTTCTTCAATACTACTGGAACATCAGATTTGGTTGTCAATTCTTCTTTGGCAGTTAATGATTTTCAAGAATACACATACAGTGCTGGAGTGACTGATGATGGTATTGGTGATCCCTTACCAGAATTTATTTCATTCTCAATTAAAATTATTATGCAAAGCACTAATCAATCTGCTGTTCCCAGACTTAGCGATTTAAGAGCATTAGCATTGGCGCTGTAATGTCAGATAATTATCAACGTATTGAAGGTCATCCAGATTTAGCTAAAGACGTTAATGTTCCAGGCGTTGTTATAAATCGAAATAAAAGCGCATATGAGAAAGCAGTTCGTCGGGCAAATGATGTTAAAGCAAAACAACAACAAGAAGAAGAACAACGAGATCAGATTAGAAACACAACCAGAGAGATAAATACTTTAAAATCAGAGATGCATGAAATCAAAAATCTCTTGCAACAATTGGTAGATAAGTAATGGCCATACCAACAACAAAAGCAACATTTAAATCATACTGTCTAAGAAATCTTGGATTTGGTGTTATTGATATTAATGTATCTGATGATCAAGCAGATGATCGTATAGATGAAGCATTGCAATACTTCGCTCAATATCACTATGATGGTGTTGAGAGAATGTACTTAAAGCATCTGATCACAAGTGCCGAAGTGACAAGAGCAAGAGCAAATGACACTGCAACTGCTACAGACAAAATTGATAGCACCGTAACTGCTGATTGGTTAGAAGGTAATAATTGGATTCCTGTTCCAGATTCAGTAATATCAGTTATTCAAGTATACCCTTTCAATGAAGGTTCAACATCAAATATGTTTGATGTTCGTTATCAATTAAGATTAAACGATCTATATGATTTTTCTTCACAGTCAATACTTCATTATGATATGACGATGAAACATTTAGATTTTCTAGAGCATATTTTGGTTGGAGAAACACCCATAAGATTTAACCAACATCAGAACCGTTTATATATTGATATGGATTGGGCAAATGATGTAACGGCTGATGAGGATTTTATTTTAATAGAATGCTTTAGAAAACTTGATCCTACCACATACACAGATATATTTGATGATATTTATTTAAAAAGATATGCAACAGCATTGTTGAAAAGACAGTGGGGAGCAAATCTTAGCAAATTTAATGGCGTCACTATGTTAGGTGGTGTAACAATGAATGGAGAAACTTTATACAGTCAAGCTCAAGAGGAAATCCTAAGATTAGAAGAACAAATACAACTAGCTTTTGAATTACCCCCCATGTATCAGATAGGTTAACTCATGGCGGTCAATTCAGCATTTCACACAAGCAATGTTTCAGCAATTGCTACAGAACAAAATCTTTATAGCAATTTAGTTATTGAGGCAATACAGATTCATGGCCACGATGTTCATTATCTTGATAGAACTCTTGTTAATGAAGATAAAATTCTTGGCGTAGACAGTTTAGCTAAGTTTACCACTCAAGCAAAAATTGAAATGTATATGGAGAATAGTGAAGGTGGGTTTGGTGGTGAAAAAGAAATGATGAGTCAATTTGGTTTACAGAATTTGAGTGAAGCAACATTCGTTGTTTCTAAAACTAGATTTCAAGAATTGACTAAGCAGATCACAATAGAATCTGGAACTGATACGCTTAATGGTTCAATATTATTGGAAGATGGAACTCTTGATAGTGCCACTGTTGAAGCTTCAGCATCCTTTGAGGATGGTTATATTATTTCAGAGGCAACATCTACAAATTCAGATCGACCATTAGAAGGTGATTTAATTTTTCACCCTATTCTGTCAAAGTTATTTCAGATAAATTTTGTTGATCATGATGAGCCATATTTTCAGTTAGATAATAATCCAGTTTACAAAATGCGTTGTAGATTGTTTGAATATAGTTCTGAAGCATTGGACACAGATATTTCTGCTATTGATGCAATTGAAGACAGCTTGTCGCTTGATACTCTAACACATCAATTCACTATGGAACAAGATTCTGCTTCAATTGACGCACTGTTCCTAGAGGATGAGATTGGCAGAATTGTGCATGAAAATGCTGATGATACAGATGGTGACGAAATAGTGGCACTAGAAACTAGTGACATGACAACATCTGCTGGTGTTGTTCTTTCAGAGACAGGAGAGTTCCTGTTACAAGAAACATATATATTAGGTGACGGTACGACAGAAAATAATGTAGATAATCAGGCGCAAAATGAGTTATTTGAAACAGAAGATGGGTCAATTTCAGCAACTGCTGAAAATTCGGTTCTAGACTTCAGTGAGAAAAATCCGTTTGGTGATGTAGGGGGATAATATACGATGTTAGGGCAGCAGTTTTATCACGAAACTATACGCAAAGTAATCGTAGGATTCGGTACAACATTTAATAATATACAACTAGTTCGCAAAGATAGTTCTGGTAATATTGCTCAGTCTATGAAAGTTCCTCTTGCATATGGCCCAAGAGAAAAGTTTTTAGTGCGTCTCAGGGCAGATGCAGACCTTTCAAGTAAAGTAGCTTTAACTTTACCTCGTATTGGGTTTGAAATACAAAATCTTTCTTATGATCCAGCTAGAAAATTAAATAGGGTTCAAAAGTTTAAGAAAAAAAACACGGGAAATAATACGAAAACAATTGATACACAATTTATGCCAGTGCCATACAACCTTTCTATACAACTATATATTTTAGCAAAACAATCAGATGATGCACTACAAATTGTGGAACAAATTTTACCTTTCTTTCAACCTGATTATACAATAACAATAAATGACATTCCTGATATGTCAATTAAAAGAGATATTCCCATTGTTTTAAATGGTATCAACTATGAAGATAATTATCAAGGTGAGTTTGAAGCTAGAAGAGCTATTATTTACACACTAGATTTTACTGCTAAATTTTATTTGTATGGCCCTGTTACATCCAGTGGTGTTATTAAAACTGTTCAAGTTGACCAATACCTTGACCTTCCTGACAAATCACCAGCAAGAGAACAGCGATATACAGTTACACCAGACCCAGTTAGTGCTGATGCAGATGATGATTTTGGATTCAATGAAGTATCATCTTTCTTTACGGATGCGAAAACCTTTAACCCAGTGACAGGTGAAGATGAGTAATACAATTGATAAAGCTCTTGGTATAGTAGAAGAAATATGATAGATACCCGTAAAGCTATTAATATAGAAACCTCTATTAGATGCACCCTAGAATGTCCAAAGTGCGAAAGAAAATATTTACTGTCAAACAATCTACCATTTTTAGGTGGTGATATGTCGATGTCTGACTTTGAAAAGGTGATGAAATATTATGATAGCATACATTTTATAGGGAACATTTCTGATCCTATTTTTGCTGTCAATCTAATAGATTTTCTTAAACTAACTTATAAAAATAATAAAAAAACTGTTTTACATACGGCCGCATCACATAAAACTCCAACTTGGTATATGGAAGCATTTAAGGCTAATGTTAATGCAAAGTGGATTTTTGGGATTGATGGTCTTCCAAAAGACAGTCATAAGTATAGGATAAATCAAGATGGTGAACATTTATTTGATATGATGAAACTTGCAATAAACTGTGGATTAACTCCTGTATGGAAATATATTGTATTTAAATATAATGAAAATGACATAGAGGAAGCAAAATCTCTTGCAGCAGATCATAATATAACATTTAAATTAGTAAAGTCAAGTAGGTGGCATGAGTCATATAGATATGGTGAGTGGAAAGATGAGATGTGGGATAAACTTTTATTCAAGCCCAGTGATGAATATATTGGAAATTGGCTTGGAAATGATAATAAACAGCAGAGATTAAATGGCACTTAATCCTCGCTGCCTAAGAAATAATGTTGATGGTCAAGATGTGTTTTTTTGTGCCACAGGTCATCTATTACCATGTTGTGGTTTACAAAGAACTCGTTCTGAAGAAGAAGAAAAAGAGATATCTCGGTTCTATAAGGACAGTATGAAGGTTAGTAATGTAAAAAGAATTGAGGATATCGTTGAAGGAGAAGAATGGCAATCTTGGTTTGATACACTAATAAATAATCCAGAACAAGCTCCTAGTATATGTAAAAGGCATTGTAACGATGAATGATGAAATTGATAAAGCTTTAGGTGTGGTAGAAAGTCTTCCTAAAAAAATTATTAAACAAGAAGTAGTACCCTCATCTCAAGAAGATTGGGGTGATGCGAATGAACATGTGGAAAGAGATTATGAATACCAACGACAACAATTCTACAATTTGGTCGAAAAAGGAACGAATGCAGTGGAAGGCATTCTGGAACTCGCCAAAGAATCGGAACATCCACGAGCATACGAAGTTGCCGGAAACCTTATTAAACAAGTGGCTGAGGTTACTGAAAAACTTGGTGACTTGCAAGAGAAAATGAGAAAACTCAAAGAGGTGCCAAACACTGCACCTAAAAATGTTACAAACGCATTGTTTGTGGGGAGTACTGCTGAATTGCAGAAAATGTTGAAAGAAAAATAGAGGATTTGAGATGACTGAATTAATGATGGTTGTGATTTACACAATGGCTATATGGGTTATGACCTACCTATTTTCAAAAGGTTACAATACCACAGATAAATTTTTAGTTGCTAATCGTGATATCGGAACGGTATCGGGAGGATTAAGCATTGCAGCGACATGGATATGGGCACCTGCTTTATTTGTGAGTGCAACAAAAGCATATACTGATGGGATACCGGGATTATTTTGGTTTACAGTTCCAAATGTTCTTTGTTTGGTTCTGTTTGCATACTTTGCTTCTTATCTAAGCGAGTTAGTTCCA